AGTGAGGTTGATCATTTAGTGGCAGAGAAGAAAGAAAAATTAAAAGAAGAGACACCTCCAGGGAGAGAATCGCAAGTAAAAGCCTTGAAGAAAGAACTGCCAAAAACGTATATTGACAAAAAAAGCGATGAAAGAAAAGAATCAAATGCATGGGCAACCAGCTGGGCTCAATACAACAAAAGCAAGAAAGAGTAAAAATAAAGGTAGTTAAATGAAAATTTGTACTAAGTGTAATCTTGGAAAAGATGAAAGTGAATTCCATAAAAATAAGAAAACAAAAGATAGAATGAGTAAGTGGTGTAAAGAATGTTTTCAGAAATGGAGGGATAATAATAAGGATAAAAAATCAGAATATGATCGTCAATATTATGTTGATAATGCTGAAAAACGTATTGAATATGTAAAACAATATTATGTAGAAAATCCACAATATAAAAAAGAATATTATCAAGAGAATAAAGAAGAAATACTTAATTATGGAAAGGAATGGAGAAGTGAGAACAAAGAAAGAGTTCGTGAATTAAAAAAAGAAAATTATTGTAAAAATAAAGAAAACCCTGTTTTTAAATTACGTCGCAATGTATCAAAACAAGTTTATAAAATGTTAAAAGAAAATAAGAATAATTGTTCTATTTTGCAATATCTTCCTTATTCTATGCAAAAATTGAAACAACATATTGAAAGTTTGTGGGAACCTTGGATGAATTGGCAAAATTATGGGAAATATGATTCAAAAAAACGTACTTGGCATATAGATCATATAATTCCCCAATCATTATTGCCTTATGATAGTATGGAACATCCAAATTTTCAAAAGTGTTGGGCATTATCAAATCTTCGTCCTTTAGAAGCAATGGCAAATATGAAGAAAGGTAATAAGTTAATTTCTGAAACTATTTAGTATATGCCTCAGTCTGGATATATTCTAACCAAACAAGAAATAATTAAAGAAATTCAACGTTGTGGTAGCAATTTTGCCTATTTCTGTAACACTTTCTGCCGCATTCATCATCCAATGAGAGGGTTAATACCCTTTCAAATGTATAAATATCAAGAAATATTAGCAAAAGATTTTAATAATTTTCGTTTTAATATTATTTTAAAAGCAAGACAGTTAGGAATTACTACTCTTGTGGCCGCTTATGTTGCATGGTTTGTATTATTTCATAGAGGTAAAGCAGTTTTAATACTTGCTACTAAATTGGAAAAGTCAGCAGACGTAGTAAAAAAATGTAAAACAATTTATAAGTATCTACCTGATTTTTTAAAAATATCAAAAGAGACAACAGACAATAAAACATCATTGGAATTAGACAACGGTTCGTATGTAAAAGCAGAAGCAAATACAACGGATGCTGGGCGTATGGCATCTCTTTCTTTGTTGATTGTTGACGAAGCTGCTCACGTCAATGGACTAGATAATTTGTGGGCTGCTATATATCCCACACTGTCGACAGGTGGTAACTGTATTTTATTGTCTACTCCTTGTGGTGTTGGAAACTTCTATCATAAGACATATATCGACGCTGAAATAGGAGTAAATGATTTTCATTCTACAAAACTGTTATGGGATGTGCATCCTGAAAGAGACTTAGCTTGGTTTGAGAAAGAAACCAAAAATATGTCAGAACGTGACATTGCACAAGAACTGTTGTGTAATTTTAATATGTCTGGCGAAACTGTTTTTGCGCCAGAAGACATAGAAAAAATAAGAAATGAAGTAAAAGATCCAATTTATAAAGTAGGATTTGATAGAAACTATTATATTTGGCAACAACATCAAGCAGGACATATATATTTGATATCGGCTGATGTTGCTAGAGGAGATGGAAAAGATTATAGTGTTTTTCATGTTATCGATTTAAACACTATGGAAGTTATAGCAGAATACCAAGGAAAAATACCTCCTGATATGTTTTCTAGTGTTTTAATGTCGGCAGGAAAAGAATATGGAAACTGTTTGATTGTTGTTGAGAATAATTCAGTAGGTTTTGCAGTATTGGAAAAATTGAAAGAAGCTAGTTATCCTAATATATATTATTCTACTAAGGGGACACATGAATTTATAGAACAGTATGAAGCAGAACTAAAAAGTAATACTACTGTGGCAGGGTTTAGTACGACAGTTAAAACAAGACCGATTATTGTGGCTAAATTAGAAGAATATGTCAGAAACAAGCAAATAAAAATATATTCAAAAAGAACAGTTAATGAGATGAATACGTTTATTTTTAATAATGGTAGACCAGAAGCTATGCAAGGATATAACGATGATTTGATTATGTCTTTAGCAATCGCGTGTTGGGTTCGTGATAACGCTTTGACAGTTAATGCTAGAGATGTCGCTTATAAGAAAGCGTTTGTTGAAAGTATGTCTTGTACAACTAAACTGTTTGATAGTACGATTGTTGGTCAAAATAAACATATTCTTCCGAAAGCTAAAGAATATTTTGAGAATAATAGAGATTTCCTCTGGATTTTCAAAAAATAATGTGGTATAATGATAGTTAGTAGTAGAAAGGTTATAAATCTTAAAAAAGGAAATAGGTAATATAATGGCATCTGACAAAATGATGATTAGAACGCGGCAGAATCGCAATCCACGCAATTTTGCTAATGAATTGTTTCAAAAATTAACTCGTTTGTTTAGTGGGCCGCTTGTAAATTATCGCAAACAAACTGAAAAGGCTCTTAGACAGAAATCACTCAATAAATATGCTTCTCGTTTTCGTTCTACTTCTGGTCAACAATTTCGAAGATCTCAATATAATCCATTCGAGCAATTAAATACTTCTTTGATGATTAACCATCAAAGGGCGCAACGGTATGCAGACTTCAGTCAGATGGAGTTCAACCCCGATATTGCTAGTGCTCTAGACGTTTACGCCGACGAAATTACTTATTTTTCTCATTTGGATCCTATGCTAAAAATCAATTGTTCTAACGAAGAAATAAAAGAAGTGTTAAAAGTTTTATATCATGATGTTATGAACGCTAATTTTAATCTTTTTGGATGGACTCGTACCTTGTGTAAATATGGAGATTTTTTCTTATATCTTGATATTGATGAAGAAGATGGCGTCAAAAACATTATTGGGCTGCCTTCAGAAGAAATAGAAAGAATTGAAGGTGAGGATAAAGATAATCCTAATTATGTTCAGTTTCAATGGAATGCTTCTCAAATGACTTTTGAGAATTGGCAAGTAGCTCATTTTAGGATCCTAGGCCAAGATAAATTCTGGCCGTACGGCACTAGTATATTAGATCCCGCTCGTAGAATTTGGAGACAATTGACCCTTCTTGAAGATGCTATGATGGCATATCGTATTGTTAGATCTCCAGAAAGAAAAGTATTTTATATTGATGTTGGCAATATACCGCCAGAAGATGTAGAACAGTATGTGCAAAAAGTAATTACAAGTATGAAAAGAAATCAAATAGTTGACGCCGACTCGGGTCATGTTGATTTAAGATATAATCCAATGTGTTACCCTATGAATTCAAGGATTTATCTATGTAATGGTGAAACGGAATCAATTAAAAATTTGTCTGATCAATGGAAAAATAAAAATAAAGATGTTTATGTGTGGTCTTTAGACCAAAATAGTCATGTTATACCAACAAAGTTGTTATGGGTTGGAAAAACAAGAGAAAATGCTGAATTTTTGGAAATAGAATTAGACGATGGACAAAAGTTTAAAACTACTCCTGATCATAATTGGATGTTAAGAAGTGGAGAGAAAATAAAAGCACAAAATTTAAAAGTTGGTGATTCTTTAATGCCGTTTTATATGAAAGTAAATAAAAGTATAACAAAAAGACATGGTGATTTTGACAATTTTTATACTTCTGTTTATGATCCTGGCTATAGAAAATATATTTCTACACACAAATTGGTTGCCAATTGGAAATATGGGAGTTATCAATATCCAGACATTATTCATCACAAAGATCATTGTAAATTTAACAATGATCCTAATAATCTTGAAAAAATGCTCAATTCAAATCACGCGCAGATGCATGAAGAGAATGTTAAAAAATTAAATGAATATGCAATTTCTGACAAGGGAAGAGAAATTTCTCGAGCAACTTTTATTAAAACTCATAAAGAAAACGATTTTAGTGAAATATCTAAACAATTGTGGAAAAACAAAAAAATAAGACAAAAAAGAATTGATTCTTTGACGTTAAAAACAGACTCTACATTAATTATGTTTGTTTGTAGA